GTTTCTACATTTAAAAAGAAATAATGTCAGACAGTTTAGAAATAATAAACGAATATAAGGAACAGGTTAGAATATTAAAGCAAGAGGTCGCAGAGCTTCAAGATTCTTCCAAGTCCAAAGATAGTGCTAACAAAAGGTGCTTACAAAAACTTGAACATCTATCTAAAGATTTAGAAGATGCTAACAAAACTATTAAGGATTTAAAGGAAACAAACAAGATGATGTTGGAACACCCATAATGAAATTTGTTCTAGTCATGTTGTTGTGTAGTAATGTTTCTGGTAATTCTTGTAAACCTTTTGAACCAGAATATTACACATTTAAAAGTTATCATGAATGTGCTAGATATGGTTATAGTTATTCATCTGAACTAATGGAAAACTTTAGTAAAGAATTTATTGATGAATATAGAGCATACATTGTTTTTTCTTGTAGAGAACAGACGCAAACTTAATGTGGTGTGTTATTTGGAAAAATGATAATAATATCTATAGTATGTTTACTAATGTTATCTTTGAGTCTGAAAAAAAAGCTATAGAATTTAAAGATAAACAAAAGTCTATGAGAAAAAAACATGATTGCAGAGCAGTCAAATATGAATATAAATATTTTAACGGAGTAAATGAAGATGAAATTAACTGAAAACTTTAGCTTAAAAGAGATGACACAATCTCAAACAGCTCTTAAAAACAATATAGATAATGAACCTAATGCAGAGCAAATAGAAAACCTTAAACAACTTTGCCAGACCATCTTACAACCGATTAGAGAGGACTTTCAACTCCCAATCAAGATTACCTCTGGTTTTAGATCACCTGAGTTGTGTGAAATTTTGGGATCAAAATCTACCTCACAACATTGTGCTAATGAATGTGCCGCAGCAGACTTTGAAATACCTGGTGTAGATAATAAAAAAGTATTTAAACATATTATTGAGAACCTTCCATTCGATCAAATTATTTTAGAGTATTATGATGATTCAGATATTAATAGTGGATGGATTCATGTGTCTTGGTCGCCAAATCCTAGAGGTCAAGCTCTTACTAAGGATAAAGAAGGCTATAAGACATGGCAATAAACAAGTCTAAAATGAAATGCAACAGACCTAAACGACAAGTTCAGGGTGGAAAAAAGTTTGTAGTCAAGGCTTGTAAAGGTGGCAAAGAAAAGATAATTAGATATGGGGATGCAAATATGACTATTAAAAAGTCTAACCCTGCTAGACGAAAAAGTTTTAGAGCTAGACACAAATGTGCTACTGCTAAAGATGTATTTTCTGCTAGATATTGGTCTTGCAAAAAATGGTAACAAAAGGAGAAAACTATGTATGGAAAAAAACCAATGAAGAAAAAGAAGAAGAAATCTAAGAAGAAAAAAAAGAAAATGGTAAGTAAATATTAACAATTAGGAGTAACTGCTTGTCAGTTGGGAATGTTGGAGGGTTAAAAAAATATGCCTAAAGGTAAAAACAAAAAGTATAGTAAAAAACAAATGAAGATAGCTAGAATGGCTGCACCATTTGATAAAATAACTGGTGCTGATTTTGCTAAACTTAAAAAGAAAAAGAGAAAAAAATGAAGGAACTAACTAAAAGACAAAAAGATACTTTAAAAAGACATAAAAAACATCATACTAATAAACACATGGCTATGATGAAAAAAGCTATGAGAAATGGTAAAACTTTTGGACAAGCTCATAAAATGGCTATGAAAAAAGTAGGAAGATAATAATGGCAAAACTTTGTGCAAAAGGTAAGGCAGCAGCTAAAAGAAAGTTTAAAGTATATCCTAGTGCTTATGCTAATATGTATGCTAGTGGTGTATGTTCAGGTAGAATAAAACCTAAAAAGAAAAAGAAAAAGAAATGAGTTTAAGAAAATGGACATCAGAGAAATGGGTGGACATTGCTAATCCCAAAAAAGGTGGTGGTTTTCCGCCATGTGGAAGATCAAAGGGTGAGAAAAGAAAGAACTATCCTAAGTGTGTAAAGTCATCTAAAGCTAGATCCATGACTGCAAGTCAGAGGAGAGCAGCAGTTTCAAGAAAGAAAACAGCAGAGAGAAGATCCAGAAAAGGTAAAAAACCTAATTATGCCAAAACATAAGAAGGCTTGGATCAAACCTAAAGTAATAATCATTGATATAGGAAAGTGTAAGTATTGTCATAAGAATATGACGAACCAAGAAAGTTTTGTAGCTTTTTATCCTAGAGGTAAAGCTCATTATGTTTGTATGAAGAAATCAGATGAAGATAAGACTTATGAGAATGAGTCTAAGTTTGATTGGTAATTAATATCCCCAAAATTTCTTAGCATTATTTAAATAATCTTCGTTAGCATCACTATTCCAAAACATGTGTGTAAAGTCTGGTTGAATGTAATCTTTAAGAATATTTGGATCATTACTGATCTTCATTAAGTTTTGTCTTACTTTAGCTCTTTGGATTATTCTAGGTATTCTTTTTTTAATATTTTCTGGTTTAAGTTCATCACAATTATCTGCATGATAGACTCTAAATTCTTTCTCATTGACATAACAAAGATAAACAGGAACTTCAAATACCGACCAATAAAAATCTACTTGTAATAAATTATAGGGTGAAGGTTTATCAGGTAACTTACCAGGAAACCAAGACCTAGTGCCATCTTTCTTGACAATCCCCCTTCTTGGCATCTTGCATTTATCTTCAATAATAACCTTGTCGCCTTTTAAATCTATGTAACCATGAACAGGAATATTGATACCATCAAACCATTTAAAGGCTTCTATCTCTGGCTTACAAGACTCCCAACCTGGTATTGATTGATGAGCCTTATGACAATTAGCAATCATAGCTGGTACTATACTTTTATAATGACTTAACTTTTCTTGGTCATCAGGAGTAAGTGCAACTAGCTTATCTAATTTTTCTTGTACAGAAACAAACATTATTTACCTTCCTGTATTTTTTCACTTTCTATTTGAAAAGCCATATTAAATTCTTCTGCAACTACATCTAGTTCTTCGTAATCATCTAAGAAATAACTCATTGGTTTTTTTAAGAACTTACTTATTTTAACCAAATTAATTAATGGTATTCGGTTCTCACCTTTTTCGTATTTACCTATTTGTTGATATGTATTTTTTAAGGCTTTAGCAACTTTAGTTAATGGAACAATAGTTTCTTTACCAGTAAACTCATTAACCTTAGTTCTTCTTGCTTGTCTTAATCTTTTACCTAACTTAATATAAAACTCATTATCTTCTTCAAAGTTTTTCTTAGCTTTATGTGATAGTTTCATTGTGTTCCTTCCTTTAATTTAGAGTATAGAATCCCTTAAGTTTTTATGCAACTTTTTATATATACTTAATTAAGTATATAAAAATCTAGCATCTTTGTTCTCTGCTTCAACAATTCTTCGGAATAATTGATTGTATTCCTTAAATGCTTTCAGAGTATGTACACATTGCCTTCCCTTATCTTTAGCAGCATAAACCTTTTTATGTGCCTTATCTAGCTTATTGTACAATCTAGTATTGCTATTTTTTAAGCTCATCATTCTCCTCACCAATAAGTTTTATATTTGCACTAATAAGTTTGTTATCGGTGATATTTGCTTTTGCAAACTCACTAGGCATTTTCTGACTATGTGCTTTTTGTGTAGCTTCTTCAACACTAGCACCATCAAAAATTTCTTCAAAATCAACTGCTAATTCTAAACTTGATTTTTTTAAAACTTTAACCATTTAAAACTATATTTCTGCTATAACCTGAGTATTCTCTTTTAATTTCGTTTCTCTGTTCTAGCTTTTCAATTAGCGAACTGATTGAATTTTTACTTTTGTAACCCATTTCATTAGCCATTTCTAAAAATGTTGGCATATATCCATGTTTTGTACTATAATTTTTAAGATATTGCAATAGTCTGAGCATTTTAGGAGTCATCGGTCTTTTACCTCTTTTCTTGTTCATTTATTACTAACCTCCTTAATAATTCTGCGTAGCCATTTATGTCATCAAAGCTATCTTTTTTATAATTATCTGATTGCATAACTCTCCAACATTTTAAAAAAATCATAAATAAACCAAACAATTTTAAAGGTACTTTGACCTCAACATTATTATAAACTGATAAATATTTTTCTAAAATTCCTGACATAACATAAGAGGTATGGTCAAATTCTCCATAGTCATCTTGTTTTTGTTTTAATAATCTTTCTATTTCGCTAATAAACTTAACATTATCTGACATAATTTCCTTCACTATCTTTGCAGTAATGAGCTACTACATTTTGATTTTTATATTTAGTTAGCACCCAAACCTCTCCATTGCCTTCTTTGTAATTTGGGTTCTCAACATACTTGACATTTTTTTCAAACATTTCATCACAAGTGATTGGTAGTAAAGAATATGCAAAAGGAATCTTTTCATATTTTAAACTACCATCACCTGAGTATATAACTAAAATTAAAAAAACTACTTTCACTAATTAGAAAGGAATTTCTTTGCTTTGAGGTTTAGCTTGTTTAGGTCTAGGTTCGTTTTTATAACCAGATAAAATATTACCTGATTCGTTAATCCAACCGATTAAACCTTTGTGTCCACCAGCTTCAGAGTAATTCATTTCGCCAGTAAATTTATCATCACCTTTGAATAGAACTCCTACTTGAGCAAACACTTTAACAAACTTGGTATTACCATTTTTTGATGCACCTTTGACACCAAGTATTGTACCCTTGTTGCCATTATCTAAATTTACATTTCCTGAGAAATCAATTCTGATGGCTTTTTCATTGTTGGCATCATAAGGAAATAATACCCAATCCTTTTGCTTACCACTACCATTGTCTGACATTCTGTCCTCCATTTTTTTTTATTGATTGTTGTTGTGATTCAAAATCTTTTTCTATTGAATCATTTTGTTTCTTCCAATCGGAATACAAAGCAGTCAACTTAGTTTCGGTTGTTTGCTTTTTAATTGTATCTTTAATTGAAATTTGTTGAGTAGATCCCTTTTGATTGTTTAAGGCATTTACTAATTCTTCTGCACTAGCATATTCTGAACCTGATAGACCAAATGCAGCTATGCAACGACCTAACGCACTACTGGAACAATTTTCTAATGCACTTGTTTTATTTATGAAATTAGCATTTCTATGTTCTTCTGCATGACCAACAGCATAAATAGTATCAGAAATATATAGTTCGGTCTTAACCACAACTCTCTCATTATCATGGAATAATATTTCTTCATTAAATCTAGCTTCAGGAAAATATTGTAAAAGATGTCTGTGTCTTTCATTAACAGTTGAATATTTTTTACCTTTAATATCAACAGTTGGAATATTCTTAGCATTTGTTAAACACTTTTTTCGTCTTTCTTTGAACCCTCCCTTACTTTCTTCTTCTATCGTATGTGGCTTTAGTTTCATTGTTTCCTTTCTTTTGTTGTATCTTTTGGTTTTCTTTAATTTGGTCAACATCTTTTTGAGCTTTAGCTTCTAAATAACTTTTATTCTTAGCTATCATTTGATCTTTTAACTTTAATAAATCTAACTCTTTATTAAGTCTTGTTATTTCATCATCTCTTGCATGAAGTTGTTCTATATGTTTCTTTTCATTATTTTCATAAGTTCTAATTTTAGTTTGCATCTTTGCAAGTTCCATCATTACAGTATCTGTCATTTTTTCCCTTTCATTACTTCTTCAAGTGTTAATTTATGAACAATAATATCCTGTACTGCCTGACCTACTATTGCTCCTATATCCATGTTTAAATTTGAGGCTAGTGCTTTTCTTTCTTTAGCAGTTAAGATTATGTAATCATTAAACCAAATATCCATGCTTTTAGATAGTTGACTTGGACTTAAATGATCTGCTGTGAAAGCTCCACCTTCTTCTTTTTTAGTCCACTCTTTTCCAATTGTTTTCATAGATTCTATTTATTAATTAATACAAAAAGTGTCAATAAATTATACAAATTATATTCTACTCTAGGGTTTGTTTTAATTCTTTTAATTCAATTTTGTATGCAGCAGGTCTATCTTGGTAGCCAAAATTTGATAGCTTTTCTGGTGGTAGATCATCATTATAAATAAATGAACCCATAATACTAAAATTAAAATCTTCGTTGTTGTCTTTAATAATTAAAATATATTTACCTTTTTTTTCTCCAGGTCTTATCAATAAAAAATTATATGATTTTTTTTCTTGAGTTCTTATTTCTATGTTATTTTGAAAGTCTGAGTCTGAATAGAATTGGTTATCATCTGAATAAGAACCATTATAAAAGCTATTAGTTGCCTTTGCATAAGCAACCTCTCCTAGAGCTCCTAAGATCCCATCTGTTAGTTGTGATTTAATTCCTTTGGTGTAACCATAAGAAAAGGTTTTACCCATTCTAAGGTTGCCTATGTACCTTTTTGATGCAATATTTAAGGCTAGTTCTACTTCGTTAGGTTCTAGTTTTATTTTTATCATTTCTAACTTGATCTAATTGTTTAACTCTTTTTTCATATTCTTCAATGCTTTCA